GTATCTATTGTTTCAGAAAAAATTAATACACGGTTTTATGGTTCAACAAAAGATGAAGATAGAGTAAAGAATTTATCGGTAGCAAGAAATAAGGCCCTTACTGCTAACAACTTCTTAGAAAATGTTGACTATGTCTTGATAATAGATATTGACGTTGAATTTAAAATGCCTGCAGTGGAAAAAGTTTTAAATTTTAAAAAACTAGAGCCAGACTTTGATATTGTTGCTTCTGCCACTTTAAGAAAAAGATCCCTTTATGATCACTGGGCAACAAGAGAGCAGGCTGAGTATGATCGTGCAATTGGAGAAAATTTTGAAATATACAGGAAATTACCCTATAAAAAATACTACTCTGTCTCTAGTGGATTTTGCCTATATAAGGCCGAAGCCTTTAGGGCTGGGGTAAGGTGGGGGTATATTAATACAGTTACTGGCAATCCAGATTGCGAAATGGTAGTTGTTTGCCAAGAATTTAGCAAAATGGGATATAATAATATCTATATGATGCATCAAGCAGAAATGCAACATAATCATAAATAAGGAGAAGCATGCGTCTTAAAATAATTAAACTTGTTGTTAAACTACTGGGATACGAGTGGTCTGGAGACAACCTAAAATTACCAATTTGGTATGTAAAAGAAAAAAAGAAGTCTGAATAATGTACGAGTATAGAATTAAAAAAGTCACAAATGTTGTTGATGGAGACACGATAGACGTAGAAATAGATCTTGGGTTTAGTGTTTCATATGCACAAAGATTAAGACTTGCTGGTATTGATACCCCAGAATCCAGAACAACAGATAAAGCAGAAAAGGCTTTGGGGCTTGAGGCAAAAGAATACTTAAAGTCTAAAATTAAAGATGCTAAGAATATTGTTGTAAAAACAGAAAAGCCAGACAGTTCCGAAAAATATGGAAGAATCTTAGGATGGATATATGTTGATGGATCAAATAAATCTATCAATGAACAGATGATCGAAGATGGACATGCTTGGGGCTATATGGGTGAAACAAAAATCAAAGATTTTGAGGCCTTGGCAAAAGCAAGACAAAAATCTAAAAAATAAAACTTGCATAATTTCTTTACATGTTGTATAATTAAATACAAAATAGAAAGAGGTTCAAATGAAAAGTCCAATACCTGGAATTGCAATTTACAGCAATGTAATTAGCAAAGATTTAGATGTTATTAATAGGCTAAGTACCATTCTTGGCAATAGCCAAACCTATAAATGGTCTGAGTCAACTGTAGGATATTCTGAAAAGATGCCTGACTTTAGAGACTGCTTTGATTTCAAGTTTAGGAAATCAACGCTTGAAAAAGATACAGGGAAAGAATCTTTAGAATTACAAAAAATTTGGCAAGAAATTTATGATAGACAAAGTATTGCAGTTAATGAATATTGCACTACATTTTCTGTTGGAGAATTAAAATATTGGGAAGCATTTAACTTTCTTAAATATGAAAAAGGTCAGCACTTCCAGTATCACCACGACCACTCTGAAAACTATAATTGTACAATATCATTAGTTCAATATTTAAATGATGATTACGAAGGCGGAGAGTTAAGTTTTGGTGGATGGAATTATACATACAAGCCAGTTGCTGGAGATCTTGTGATATTTCCATCTAATTATATGTACACTCATAGGGCAATGCCAGTAACAAGCGGTACTAAATATGCACTTGCCACAATGCTAGATTATAGTGATAAGTATCACTCTCCAGAAATACATCAAAATAAACAATACTAATATCAAATATGATATAATTAATATGTATCTGCCAAATGGGGGTACATTAACTTATTCGCTTGAAGGAGGAATAAAATGGTAACACAATTCGCAATGGATCTATTCAATGATCCTTTTTTTATTGGCTTTAACAGAGAGTTAGGCCGTTTAAATACAGCACATAAGACAAACTCACAATCATATCCACCATATGATCTTCTTAAGTTAGACGAAGATACATATAGGCTATCTATTGCAATCGCAGGATTCTCAAAAGAAAACATTGATGTATCAGTAGATAATGGAACACTCATCATTAAGGGTGAAATTATTGAGGTAACCGATGCTGAAGTTGTTCATAAGGGCATTGCAGGTCGCAAATTTACACGATCATTTGCTCTCGGTGAATACATGGAAGTTACTGGTGCTGATCTAAAGGATGGTATGCTAAATATTAGTATTGACCGCATAGTTCCTGAAGAAAAAAAGCCAAAAACAATTAAAATAAAATAAATCTAAGACACCTGAGCATGTGTATAAAAGGCTCACCTTCTGATATAATTAATATTCGGATATGGAGAACATAATGAATTATCAAATCATGGCCCCTGGGTTAGTGTATTATAAGAATGCAATTACAAATCCAGAGGCAACAATTAAAACTATTGAACTAATACAGAATCGTCTTCAATCTGGCATTGAATCAAAAGCAGAGGCCTGGGAAGAGTGGAATGGTGCGGATCCAACTCTTGAAAGGTTTTGTTTAAAGTCTTGGATAACAAACCCAAGAGATATGGAAAAGAATGACCCCTTGTATGAAGAGGTGTCGGTAATATATAAAAATGTTTCCGAGGGTATTGATAAAGTTTTTGATCATTATGCAAATACTGTATATCCGTCTGCTGGAAAAACTGTAAAATCAACAGAAGGAAGACTCAGCATATTAAAATATTCTAACTCTGGTTATTTGCCTCCTCACCAGGATCAAGGGGTTAGTAGTAGATTAATCTCTACTGTTGGATATTTAAATGATAATTATGAAGGTGGAGAAATTTATTTTCCGTACCTTGATATAAAAATTAAACCAGAAGCAGGAAGTGTAGTATTTTTCCCATCAAACTATATATATGTTCACGAAGTTATGCCAATTTCTAATGGAATTAGATATGCTATTCCACAGTGGTATCATTCATTGACTACCCAAAGAGACTCGACTGGAGAAGAATAATGGCAATTTATGAATATGACTGTATGCCTTGTGCTAAAAGATTTATAAAAGAAAGATCAATAAGTGATGAAGATCCAGGATATGTCTGTGATTCTTGTAATAAAAAATTAATCAGAGTTTATTCACAAATTGGGACAATTTTTAATGGTTCTGGGTTTTATAGCACAGACAACAGAAAAAAATGAAAAGCATTCCAAAAGATCAAAAATGTCAAGCATTTGATCCAATGTTGATTTTTCCAGAAAAAACATATAAAATAATTAAAAATCCTATGAATGCAAATACATCATGTTTTGCACCAGCAAGTGTTTTTATGGACGGAATTCATGGAACTAGATATTTATGTGACTATCACTATCAGTTTGAAAAAGACATAACAATGAACAGAACCCCAGACTTATGGCCAGTTATTGCTAATAAGGTTATCGATGAAAGAGATCAAATTAAAGAAACCTTTGATAAAAACACTAAAACAAATGAAACATCTGATAGTTATTGTTGGTGCAAAAAACAAGCATTTGTAAAAATAATTAGTAAAGAAGAGATTGGCGGTGTTTCATTTTTTTGTAATTTTCATTTTAGAAAATTCTACTATAGAAACTATAGCAATTATGTAATTTTTGAAGATATATATCAAATAATAGATGAAAGATATAAAATGACTATTTCTGTCGTTGAAGAAGCAGAGCAATCAGACTTGGTAATATAGTATTGACAATCTACGAAAATCAAGGTATAATTAATATATGATTACACAAGAAAAATCTCGTACACTAACTGCTCTTGACCGTTGCGATAGATGCTCAGCAAGAGCCTACGTCTTGGTAGAGGGTGGCGTAGGAGAACTATTGTTTTGTTCGCACCATTATAATAAAATTGTAGACAATGCTGTTGGATATGACAACTTAATGAAATTTATGAAAAGCATAGTTGACAATCGTGACATTCTAGAAAAACCATAGGGAGAAAAATGGAAAGCAAAAAAAGAAGTATGTATAAATCAATTACTTGGCCAGTAGTACACATCCTATTTGTTGGCACGATGGTGTATTTTTTTGAAAAAATTATAACTGGAGAAGCCCACTGGGAGTATGCTGGAGCATTTGCAATTGTGTACACTGCATGCGAAATGGTGGGATACTTTTTACATGAAAGAGTTTGGAATAAACTTGGCAAAAATATTAAATAATAAAACAAAAGAGTCAACTCCGTGAGCAAAGATGACAATATAGATCGGATGGTTGACGATTTAATTTTGGCGGGTGCCATTGAGGTTGACGGAATAGATCCAACGACTGGTGAATTCTTGTATAAGGTGACAGATAAGATGGAATTAGTAAATAAGGACTTATATGACGCACATCTAGGTGCAATATATGCAGACACAATGTATTTTTGGGAACGTGGCTTTCTAGAAATAGACGACATTACAAGCAAAAATCCAATAATTGCTTTATCTTCCAAATGTTTTGACTTAAAAGCCATTAGCGATTTGCCTTATGACAGGATACCCATCTTAATGAGCATCATAAAGGCTATGGATCCTAATTAAGGGATATAATAGCATGCATAAATTTATCGAAAACATTTTTTCAAAAATAGAAATTGATTATTTAAAGGATATCATTAAAGAAAAAGAAAGCCTAAAACTTTATACTCTTCGTCCAGACACTGGAAGAATTACCATGCCATTGCCACATTTAAAGTCAGAAATAATTGACAAAGTGGAAGAAATTATTAAAAATAGTTATGGTAAAAATTATAAAGTTAAAGATGTTGGATTTAATAGATACAAATTAGAGTATGGCAATCCAAAGTTAAAACCACACGTCGACGACGGAAACTGTGAAATTGTATTTGATTATCAATTTGAGACAAATAAAAAATGGGATGTTGTTGTTAACGGAAACTCTATTGGCTTAAATGATAATGATGCTGTTATTTTTGAAGGAGAAAAAGACGCTCACTGGAGAAAGCCAACGAGGTTTAGCCCAAACGAGTATGTTTCTATGATTAATTTTAACGCTGTTAGTAGCAACCACTGGAGCAATTTTACAGAAGTGGACCCCATTGGGCCAACAGAAAGAGACTCTATCCAAAAAAATGTCTTTAAAGAATGGAAAAATGAGTATCTTTCTGATTTTTATAAACCTCAACTTTAAATGAGTGATATACTGTAATCATGACAAACCTTAAAGAAGGCGATTTTGTTATGGGCTCAACATCTGAAGGAGTTGTTCATGGTGTAATAGAGCACATTATGAATGAAGGTGGGACATACGGAACTCCTGGAACAGAATACGCAATTGAATCTATGCCCCCAGAAAATCCAGCAATGGCTGTTAGAATTTATAAAGAAGAGAACGGTACGTGGAAACCAACAGCGTATAGCATTGGAATGATGTATAAAGATGCTGAAAAAGCAGATATAAATAATCACTCAATGAGTAGCAACTCAGAAAATTCAATGATGCCAACAGATACATATCAAGATAAATCCTATGACGGTTGTGGATGCGAAACATGCAAGGAACTAAATGTAAACTGTGAAAATTGTCCAGTTTGTCAAGCAAATGAAATGAAAAGTGATTGTTGTCCAGATTTAAATAAGCAAGCGCCATGTTGGGATGGATATGTACAACGTGGAATGAAGCCAGGGACAAATGGAAAAATGGTTCCTAACTGTGTTCCTGCTGCAAAAGCAGATGATCTTTGGGAAGATGATGACACAGTTGTTTATGAAACAGATGATATTTCAAAAGCAGAAGGATATTCTCCTCCAGCAGGTGCAAGAGCAGCAGCACGTAAAGCAATTAAATTTAAAGAACAGGGTAAGGCAAAGGGTGCTGGCACATCAGTAGGTTGGACTCGTGCAGGACAACTAGCAAGAGGAGAAACAATCTCTCTCAGTACTGTTAAAAGAATGTATTCTTATTTTTCTCGTCATGAAGTAGATAAAAAAGGTAAAGATTGGGCCAATCAAGCCAACCCATCTAATGGCTATATTATGTGGCTAGCATGGGGTGGAGACGCAGGATTTTCTTGGTCACGAAAAATTGTTAATGCAGAAAAAGACAAAGCATTGTTTGCAGATTTTGGTAAAAAATATAATAAATCACATCGACTAAACGATATATTTAGATAGGTTTTTATGGATAACATATATCAAT